GATAGATGTATCCAGGCTCGAACACAAAGAAATCAATACAACAACAAGCAGTCTAGAGTTTTTATTCGGGTTGGGTGGGCACTTCCCCCAAATGCTGTCGATTCTCTATACAATGACTACACCAGTGCTAATCCAAGCCTGCCGGGAGATATAAAGAGAATAAAAGAAGCAATCAATCACGCTAAGATTGATTTGTATCTCAACTTAATGGGCCACGATATCACTTACAATCAGGATGGTACGGTTGAACTAGCAATAGACTATCTTGCTGCTGCCGACTCTATTCTAAATGATTTGAAAGCAAATGTTTTTTATTTAGATCCGGACTATAAAACTTTTGTTGAGAAATTGGAGAAAGAAAGACAAGATATTAACAATGAAAAGAGAAAACTTGGCTCTCAAAAGTGCGCTAGAGGGGCAGATTCGATAACAAAAGAAGCCAAAGGAGCCGCCAAAAAAATTAAAGATTTACAAGATAAATTGGATGAAGAGGTTAAAAGTGATAAATACAAAATTTATAACAGCATAATCAATCATCTCAAAAAGAATCGACAAATATACGTTATCAAGGTTAAAAAGGAATTGTTTGTCGCGGAGGGTGATAGAGTGTTAACTGCCGAGGAGAGAAATAAAAAATTACAAGAAAAGTTCACAGCACAGGTTCCGCTGGAGCCTGTAGAATTTTCCGTTTCATATTCGTATGGCGAAAGTGATAAAGAGGGAATATTTAAAAAGGCTAAACCCACAGTCGATCAAAATGATCCAGACAGAAGACTTATACATTATTTTTTTCTTGGCGACCTGCTTAATGCGGCCCTGGAGGTCTTATATATGCCAGATTTAAATTTGACTAATCAGGAAGATTTTAAAGTTATAGTCGGGCCACTTTCATATTATAGGGCGCAATGGATCGATGGTGTTGCAACTGGTCAAAGAGAAAGGAAGGTTGTTAATATCGCTGATATTCCAATTTCTTTGGATCTGTTTAATGTGTTTTTTACTAGAAGGGTTATATCTGGCCTAATAACAAACTATCCTGTCCAACAACTTCTAAGGGATGTTGTAACTGGACTAATACAGCCAGCACTCGACCAGGCCATCCAAGCCTTGGGAGCATTCGGACGCCCTCGGATTAGTTTTCAAACTTTTTCATCGCCAATTGACTTACTTAATATTCAAACAAAAAATCAAAACCAAGTAGACAAGCAAATCATTGACGAAAATACAAACATTCCAATTCCTTCAAAAATGACAGGCCAAATGAGAGAAGCAGAAAAGTTTTATAACTATTTCTTGATGTTTGTAAGTTCCGGCGATACCTCATTTTTGGAATCCGAACCAACTGATTCGAACCTAATACCAGAAGACACTGATGCAAAGAAGGGTATTTTCTGGTTAAGGACGGGAATGGATAAGGGAATGGTAAAGAATATAAACTTTACCAAAATCGATACACCTTTCGCTCGCGAAGCAAGGATGAGGCGATCTGGTTCGGACGCGACCACGGAAAGTTTTCTTGATACCTTTACGTTTATTAGAGAAAAATATGAAGCAACAATTGAGCTATTTGGCACACCAAATTTCTTCCCAGGCCACATAATATACATTGATCCATTTGGACTCGGAACCGCCAACCCAGATCGAATCAGCGAGGTTTCTCGTTTCTTGGGCTTGGGTGGCTACTATGTTGTGATTTCTGTAGATTCTTTTGTGGAAAATGGAAGTTTCCAAACTACATTAAAATGTACGTGGACTAGTGATGGAAGCGCGGAGAGGGGAAAATATTAAATGCCTTATTTTACTTTTGGAAATAACAATCTAAATGCAAAAGATATCTTCAAAGAGAGGGATCTTTATGATAAGAATGCATACCCAGACGAGATTGGCCCCCGCCCAATAGACATTTGGGATAATAAGTATTTGCACGGCAGAGTCGATGAAGATCGGGATTCTGTTTATATTGTAGAAAGAAACCTAAAGCAGATAAGCTCAACAAGTGGAGATACGCACTTCGCATTAAATTTTGTAGTAGATGCCTTTAGTGACTTTAGGGACTACATTTATGCCGGAATTCAATCTGGTAGGGTGCCGGGCTTCACGGAAGAAACTCCACAGGCTGCTGAACCATATGTCCTCTTAGACCCTCAAAGAGCTTGGACCTCTATTGATGCAAAATATGAGCAGAAAATGGATCAACTCTATATTGAGTTTGCAACCTATCTAGAAAACACGAAACTCGGTAGAAATGTCTTGGACTATAAAACTTTTGAAAATGAATTTTTTAATTTTCTCTTGACAATTGTCGCAGAAAATCCTATAACTCGATCTAGTTTTATTGCGTCAAACGAAAACTCTCCCTTGAGTGGAGGACTGATCATCGAGATAATGAAGGGCGACCATTCAGACGATTTCAAAAAATTAGCAGACTACATTTATAACAAGAACTTTGAATTCTTTAGGAACTCTGCCGCAAGGTTTGGTCTTGCCGTAGATAAAAATGCACCTTGGAGATTGGTGACAGATATCCGCAGCGAGCAGATAAAGCCATATCTTCAAAAATATGGAATAAATGACCCCGAGGATATCTTTAAAAAATATTATGTAAAATCTTATCTAACCGATATGTTTGTGCTAAAGAATCTATTCTTTATATTCTATAATACATATGTTGCTGCAATACCACAGTTCTCTACACCGGATATTAATACTGATGCAGTTAAAAAAAATAAAAGACAGAGAATCACAAAAGAAGAGTTTGCAAAAGTTACTTCTGATGAACATTGGATGAAGATGTACATCTCAGTTAGGGCACTAGAAATAGATTGCGATCTAGATAAGAAAGAGGCGTCAGAAATTCTCAATCAAGGAATTATTTTGAAAAAATACCTTGACTCCCCTACAGCAATGAGGTATATTAGTAGTGCTTTGAGGAAATGTTCACAAACACAAAAGATCAAAGGCTAATCATTGCTCTTCCAAAATTTAGACATCAAAAAAGAGTGCATCGGTGTTTACCTTGGTGGAGAGATCCACAAGGAGATCCCTTATGACAAACTCACCAAGACTTGGCGTTTCTCCAATCGCTTCAACAACGGCGATATAGAATTCGCTCAACTTTTCTGCGAGGGCAAATCCCTCGACGAAGTTTGTCCCGAGGCAACAAGACGACAATGGGACTACATTTCAAATAAAATAAAAGCCTTCTTCACCTCCTTCTATGAGGCAAAGATCACCCCAGGTGACTACTGTTTCTTTGATCTCATTCCGGAAACATTCCTACTAGAGTACTGCGACACAAAAAATACCATCACTCAGGCAATTCTTAAGAACTTTGACAAGCCAGCGAACTACGACTTTATGGTGGGACTGCACTCTGCCCTCGAAGACATTTCAGACCACCCCCTTAATATCAATCACGAAGCTTTAAAGGCGCACCTCGGAAACCCAAAAGCACGTAGCCTTTGGAATTGGTTACAGAACAACCAACCATACATCAAATACAATCCATATGGCACTGTCACAGGCCGTTTAACCACCCTAAAAGAAGGGTTTCCTATTCTCACTCTCCACCAAGATCATCGCACGGTTCTTACGCCGTCCAACGATTTCTTCGTCGAGCTAGACTTTAATGCCGCCGAATTAAGAACCTTTGTTCATCTTTGTGGGAGAGAACAGCCCGAGGAAGATATTCACGACTGGAACGCAGAAAATGTCTTTCGCAAGGGCACCACAAGAGATGAGGCAAAGAAGAGAATATTTGCTTGGCTCTATAATCCCAATGCCGTTCATAAATCCGCAGAAGCAATTTATAACCGAGAGGAGGCAATCAAGAAATATTATAGAGATGGGCTCGTTCACACGCCTTTCGGCAGAAAGATTCCCTGTGATGATAAGAAATGTTTAAACTATTTAATACAAAGCACAACATCGGACCTCTTTCTGCGAAGAATGATAGCAGTCAACAAGTTTCTCAAAGAGAACGCAACTTCTCATATTGCTTTTTGCATTCACGATAGTCTTGTGATTGACTTGCGAAAAAGTGAAATCAATTTGATTCCGAGGATAAAGGAAATTTTTTCCTCCACAGATTTTGGAGATTTCAAGACAAACGTTAAAGCAGGAAGGGATTTTGGTTCCCTAAAGGATTTAGTATGGACGTAATATTTGGACTTGGACAGGCGGGATGCAACATTGCAAAACGCTTCGAACAATATTCTCAGTATGATGTCTACAAGATCGACGCTGGACGAAGAGGGAAGAACTGTATTTCAATCCCAAAGAATTCATCACACGAGGCATACAATGCAGCGGAGTATCCTAAGTTTGAAGAGATCGCCAAAGAATATGAGGATAGAGATATTCTTTTTGTAATTGGAGGATCAGGGAATATTTCCGGCGCATCTTTGAAGATTATAAAACACTTTGACCAATCAAGGGTCAATGTCCTATATGTTTCCTCTGATCCCTCTCTCTTGACAGACATTAGGTTTCTCCAGGATAGGGCAACTTTCCACATTTTTCAAGAATATGCCCGCTCTGGGATGATTGAGTGCCTTTACCTTGTGTCAAATAAGCAAATTGAAGATATGGTCGGAGGCATCCCTGTTAAAAAATACTTTGAAACTATCAATGAATATATTGTCTCTTCGGTTCATATGACGAATATCTTCGACAATACTCAGGCAATCATCAATAATATCTCACAGGTGTCAGAAATTTGTAGAATTGCCACATTTGGGCTAGTGGAAATGGATTCCGGCACGGAAAGTTTACTTTTTCCTATTGACAACCTTGCAAATAAGTGCTACCATTATGCTATAGTTGATAAAGACTTGGACGAGGATAAGAATTTGCTTAAGAATATCAAAAAACAGGTTTTATCGCAATCTTCAGATAACATTAGAGCTTCATATTCTATTCATTCGTCCAAATATGATCGAAACCTCTGTTATTTAACGGTTTTCACTTCCCAGATACAAAAATACGAAAATATTTAAGAAACTACTTGACTTTACCCCTTCTTATGCTATAATGGCATCAATCGTAACAAGAGGGTCAAGCCAAAGACCCTCCCAAATAAAGGAGAGAAAATATGGCATTGGATATGAGCAAAATGAAGGCGAAAATGGATAAGCTCCAAAATCGAGGCGGTGGAGGGAATCGTTCCCAATTCTGGCGTCCCGAAGACGGAGATCAAACAATCCGTATTCTGCCTACTTCGGATGGAGATCCTTTTAAGTCATTCTTTTTCCATTACAACCTTGGAAGAAACGCTGGATTTCTCTCTCCAAAGAGGAACTTTGGTGAGGATGATCCGCTGAATGATTTTGTATCTTCCCTTTTTCAAGAGGGAACAACTGAAAGTGTTGATGTTGCTAAAAAGCTAATGGCAAAGCAACGCTTCTTTAGTCCTGTCCTCGTCCGAGGTGAAGAAGAAAAGGGTGTGCGAATTTGGGGATATGGCAAGCAGGTGTATGAGCAGCTTCTCAACCTTGTCCTTAACCCTGAGTATGGCGACATTACCGATGTTAATGCTGGTACCGATCTTCATCTAAATTATGGTAAACCTCCCGGAGCGTCTTTCCCCAAGACGCAACTTACTCCTGCTCGTAAAGAGACATCTTTATGTACGGAAATGGGCGAGCAGCAGTGCTCCGAAATGCTCGAAAACATCCCAGAATTTGATAGTCTTTTCGAGCGCAAGTCGCCTCAAGACGTCCAACGTATGCTAGACGAATATCTTGCATCTGGCAATGCCGAAGAACTTAGTTCCGAAACTGAATATGGAAATAAGGGCAACTCTTCCGTTGAAAACGCCTTCAAAGAACTTATGGGATAAAAAAGGGGGGTTCGCCCCCCTTCTTTTTTTTAGGATAACAAATGGCAAAAAAAGCAAAAGTAGGCAAAGTTTCCTTTGCTGATATGAGAGGTCTTATTAATAAAAAGCACGGGCAAAATATTGCTTATGACCTGACTCAGGAAAACCCAACCGAAGTGACCGGATGGATTCCCACCGGTTCTAGGTGGCTGGATGCAATCATCAGCCGAGGAAAGTACGCCGGCATTCCTGTTGGAAAGATGACAGAGATTGCTGGATTGGAATCGACAGGTAAGTCTTTCTTGGCCGCACAGATCGCTGCCAACGCACAAAAGCAGGGGATCAACGTTGTATACTTTGATTCAGAATCAGCTATCGACCCCGGTTTTTTGGAAAATGCTGGGTGTAACCTTGAAACATTAATTTATATTCAAGCAGAGTCAGTAGAGTTTGTCCTTGAGACAGTTGAGGAGTTTATCGGCTCGGTCGGAGAGAACCTGCTTTTTATTTGGGACTCTATTGCTCTCACACCCTGCAATTCAGATATAGAGGGCGATTTTAATCCGCAGAGTTCAATGGCGGTTAAGGCCCGAGTTTTATCCAAGGGACTCCAGAAGTTGACTCTTCCATTGGCAAATGCCAATTCAACGCTGCTTGCGTTAAACCAATTGAAGACCAACATCACCAGAAGCGTCTCAGAAGCAATGACAGAGCCCCTAGTAACGCCAGGCGGAAAGTCATTGGCATACGCTTATTCATTGCGTATTTGGCTCACCTCTCGAAAGGCGAAAAATTCTTTTGTCCTTGATGATAAAGGTTTCCGAGTTGGGTCGGAGGTTAAAGTTACTCTTAAGAAATCTCGCTTCGGATCACAAGGCAGGACTTGTACGTTCAGAATTCTTTGGGGAGATTCCGAGAACATTGGTGTTATGGATGAGGAGAGTTGGTTCGACGCTGTTAAACCCTCGGAGCGAATGGTCCAACGTGGTGCTTGGTATACCCTTGTTCACCAAGACGGGACGGAAACAAAATTCCAGCCCTCTAGGTGGCTCGAAATGTTGCAAGATGAAAAATTTAAAAATAGTGTCTTGCAATTGATCGATGAAGAGGTTATAATGAAGTTCGATGAAAGGATAGGTAGCGCAGAGGACTTCTACGAGGAAGGCGATGAACCGGGATCAGAGAGCAATCAACCTAGCTATTAAAGTAGCAAAGACTTCTAACCACAAGAAGGCAAAGCACGGGGCCGTCCTCACAAGGGGCGGCTCCGTTATTAATCTAGCCACGAACAGTTATAACTATTGTTCCTTCGCATCTCGCTTCAAGCAAGAAGAATGGCAAACTTGCCTGGAACACGCGGAGATTTCCTGCATCAAGGGGTTAGATAGGTCTGTCACCAAAGGGGCAACGATATATGTTGCGAGGATAAATAAAAATGGTAAATCAGACTTAAGTAAACCTTGCTCTTTGTGTCAAGATGTGTTAAAATTCGTTGGTGTTAAGAAAGCGGTCTATACAGTTGGTGAAGACGAAATAGGGAGTATGAAGCTGTGAATATTTTTGCTATTGAATCTGACAAGCGAGGCAATGTTGACTGGGAAAAGTCTGCCACGTCACAGGATAATTATCGCGTTGTGAAAATGATTTTGGAAAGTTGTCAAATGCTTTGCACAACGCTCAACCACCAGCACGGACACCAGGTTACTCCCTATAAGAATGCTCACCTCAACCACCCTTCAACCAAGTGGGTGCGAGAGTCTTCTGCTAATTTTGAGAGCCTAGTGAGACACACAATCGCTATGCTTGAGGAGTATACAAAAAGATTTGGAAAAGTACATAAGTGCGCCGCTGTCTTGGATGAGTGCATTGAGATCTATGATGCCTCGCAGTTCCCCAGTGGTGAGCCTACAAAGCTCCCTCTTGCTATGCCAGAAGAGTACAAGAGTGACAACGTTGTGGAATCATATAGAAGGTACTACGCCTCAAAGGAAAGGATGCGCTATCCAAAGGATTGCATCCCTTCCTGGTTTGTAGAATATCGTGGAAACCTAAAATTTCAGGTGATATAATGGACAGAGTATTAATCATTGATGCGATGAATATGTTTTTTCGGAGTTACATTACTAACCCCTCTATTTCTACAAATGGCAATCCCATCGGAGGACTAAAGGGTTTCCTCCAGTCACTTCAGAAAAATGTGAAAGATGTCAATCCAAATGAGGTTGTTATTTGCTGGGACGGTGGTGGAGGCTCTAAAAAAAGAAAAGCAATGGCCAAAGATTATAAAGAGGGCCGCAGCCCAATTCGCTTAAATCGCTCTATTCGGCAAATGACCCGTGAACAGGAGATTGAGAATAAAAACTGGCAGATGACTAGGCTTTTCTCATATTTAAATGAACTTCCTATCATCCAGCTTGTTTTTGATGATATTGAGGCCGATGATATTATTTCATATGTTGCTCAACACCCTGCCTATGCAGATTGGCAGAAGGTCATAGTATCCAGTGATAAAGATTTTTTTCAACTCCTCGACGATAAAACTGTACTTATTCGACCCATCCAGAAAAAGATTATGAATAAGAATGGCATCTTGGAAGAATATAAAATTCACCCAAATAATTTTGCTCTCGCCCGCGCTATCGTGGGAGATAAAACAGATAACCTGCAAGGCGTTCCGGGGGTTGGCCTTCCAACCGTTGCAAAAAGATTTCCCTTTTTGGGGGAGGAGAAGTCATATACAATAAATGATATTGTGAATCATTGCGAGGACAATGAGGAAAAAAACATAAAAGCATACAAAAACATACTTGACAAGAAGGGTGCTGTTGGTCTAAACTACACACTAATGCAGCTTTACGCTCCACTTATTTCAGCCCAGAGCAAGAGTAAGATTGACTTTATTATTACTAACTTTGAATATGATTATGGCCTAGCCGCCTTCAAAGAGATGATGATCCAAGATGGATTCGGCCAGTCCTCACTCGGAAAGCTTTTTGAGACGTGCAACAAGATCACAGGGGAAAACAAATGATTGATAACAGACAAGAAGATTTTAGCAAATACGGTAAAAAGTTTCAGGAAAGCTTGGTCCGGCTGGTCCTAGAGGATAGGGTATTTGCTGACCAGATGTTGGAGGTTTTAGATATTAATTTCCTTGAACTTAAATATCTTCAAGTCTTTGTCGAGAAGATCTTTGAATACAGGCAAAAATATACATCTCACCCCTCTCACGACACTATGACAATTATTCTGCGCTCCGAACTGGATGGAGTATCAGACCTGTTGAAAAATCAGGTGCGAGAGTACTATGCAAAGATTCTTGCCGGTGCCGCCGATACTGGCGGACTAGAACACGTCAAAGAGGTTGCCTTGGATTTTTGCAAGAAGCAGAAATTAAAAGAGGCGATGCTAGAGTGTGTCGGCCTTATGCAGCGATCATCCTACGATGAAATTTCGGGCAAAATAAATAATGCCCTAAATTTGGGAACAGACAATGATCTTGGGTACGACTATATGGTTGATTTCGAGAAAAGATTTGAATTGGTCGCCCGTGCCCCTGTTACGACAGGCTGGAAATACATTGACAAGATCACGGGCGGTGGCCTTGGTAAGGGGGAGCTTGGCGTCTGTGTTGCGCCAACTGGCGGGGGCAAATCAATGGTCCTCACTCATCTTGGTGCCGAGGCTCTTAAAGCCGAGAAGACAGTGATCCACTATACCTTTGAACTAATGGACTCGGTTGTTTGCCGCCGATATGATAGCTGTTTGACAGAAATTGATTTATCGTCTATCATTATTAATAAAGAAAAGGTCCGCAAAATTATAGAGGACATCCCCGGCAAACTCATCGTGAAACAATACCCAACCAAGTCTGCTTCAACGGTGACTCTGAAAGCGCACCTGGAGAAACTAAAACGCCGAGGCATTAATCCGGATATGATTATTGTTGATTATGCGGATCTCTTGAAGCCAGTTCATCGAGAAAAGGAAAAAAGAAATGAACTGGAATCTATTTATGAAGAATTAAGAGCAATAGCAATGGAGATGGAATGTCCGATCTGGACTGCTTCTCAAACAAATCGATCAGGACTCAATGCAGAAATTATCACAATGGAATCTATCAGCGAAGCGTTTAACAAGTGTTTTGTGGCAGATTTTATTTTCTCAGTCTCTCGTACTCCCGAAGATAAAATTTCTAATGAGGGAAGAGTCTTCATCGCAAAAAATAGAAATGGTCAAGATGGGATGGTGTACCCAATCTTTATGGACACATCCAGCGTAAAGATTAAGATCTTTGCCGAGGCAGCAGGGGAAGATAAGAGGGGCGTTGCTAAGACTCAACAGGAATCACTACAAGAGAAATATAAAGCTTTTGTAAAAAATAAAAGAAATGGAGTTAATAGTGTACGATGAAGAAAGGGTTAGGGAGAAAACTTTAGAATATTTTAATGGCGATGAGTTGGCAACTAATGTTTTTATTACAAAATATTGCCTTAAGGATAACGAATCTCGACTGGTAGAATTGACTCCCGATGATATGCATCGACGCCTCTCATCGGAATTTGCAAGAATTGAGGAAAAATTTAAGACAGATCGAAGCTTGCCCGAGGATGAAATTTATTCTTTTCTAAAAGACTTTAAATACATCGTCCCGCAAGGATCGCCAATGATGGGTATTGGTAATGATTATGTAAATGTGTCACTATCCAATTGTGTCGTTGTTGAATCACCAGAGGATAATATTTCTTCAATCGTGGATTCGGGAAAACAGTTGGCAAACCTCTTCAAGCGCAGATGCGGAGTCGGCCTCGACATTTCTAACCTTCGACCTGATGGTGCCTTTGTCAATAATTCTGCCGGAACCACCACTGGTGCTTGGAGCTTTGCAGATTTTTATTCTTATGTCTGTCGGATGATCGGGCAGAACGGTCGTCGAGGTGCCCTTATGATCTCGATGGATGTTCGACACCCTGACATTGAAAAGTTCGTCACAATGAAGCACGACCTCACAAAGGTCACAGGTGCGAACGTATCAGTCAAGATTTCCGATGACTTTATGGAGGCAGTGGAGAATGACGAGGAATACACCCTCGCATTCCCAGTCGGAAGCGACAACCCCAAGTTCAGAAAGGCCATTTCAGCGAAGAACTTGTGGAATTTGATTGTTGAGAGTGCAACCAAGACAGCAGAGCCAGGTCTGTTGATGTGGGACAACATCACCAAGAACCTACCAGCGCACTCATATCCGCAGTTCGAGACAATCTCCACAAACCCCTGTGCCGAGATTCCTCTATCTGCTTACGATAGCTGTCGCCTCATCTCGATCAACTTGAAGAACTTCGTCGTCAATCCGTTCGAGGACAACGCATACTTCGACTTCGACCAATTCAAGAGTATCGTCTCAGCAGGAATGCGACTCTCCGATGACCTCGTGGAACTCGAAGCCGAGAAGCTACGCAACATCCAGAGCAAATCAGATGCAGCCGACGAGCAAGAGATGTGGGGCCGACTCCTCTCCGCTTGCCTTGACGGACGACGCACTGGCCTTGGGACACACGGCTTGGCAGACACCCTCGCTTGCCTCAATCAGGCATACGACTCCGACGAAGCGATCAACACTATCGACGAGATCTATCAGACATTGCGAAACGAATCATACCGCGAAAGTGTCGAGTTGGCGAAAGAGCGAGGATCATTCGATGTCTTCGACTGGGAGTTAGAGAAGGACAACGCCTTCATCCAGAATCTTCCCGAGGACATTAAAAATTTAATTGAGAAGTATGGGCGACGAAATATCAGCATTCTCACCAATGCCCCAACAGGAAGTGTTTCAATCCTCTCCCAGACTTCTTCAGGGCTAGAGCCAGTTTTCAGAAACTTCTACATAAGGCGACGAAAGATCTCCCACAATGAAGAGACTGAAGCTGATTTCATAGACGATCTTGGGGATCGCTGGAAAGAATTTAAAGTCTTCCACCACAATGTCCAGCAATGGATTCGAAAGAACAATGCAAGCGAGGAAGATATTCCTGACTTTTTCGTCCAGAGCAATGACATTGACTGGACCAAGAGAATCTTGATTCAAAGCACAATTCAGCAGTACATTGACCACGCTATTTCCTCGACGATCAACCTTCCAAAAGAAACTACACCGGAGACAGTAGGCGACCTATACCTACAGGGTTGGAAGAAGGGATTGAAGGGCATCACTGTCTATGTCGATGGATCTCGAAGTGGTGTTTTGGTAACGGAGACAAAGAGGGAAGATCTCCCGTATCACAATGCACCAAAGCGACCAGAAGAGATTGAGTGCGACATTCATCATACAACAATCCAGGGAGAAAAATGGACCTTGCTAGTTGGACTTTACAATGGACGACCATATGAAATTTTAGGAGGACTATCGAATCTTATTGAAATTCCAAAAAAGTATAAGAAAGGGCAAATTTCCAAACATTCATTTAAGACAGTAAGGAACCGATATGACTTGAGATTTGGTGAGGGAGATGACGAGGTTCTTGTTCGAGACATCGTGTCCGTGTTCAATAACCCAAACAACTCCGCTATCACAAGGATGATCTCGCTTTCACTTCGACACGGAGCGAAGCCAGCATTCCTTGTAGAACAACTACAAAAAGATAAAGACAGCGATATGTTCTCATTCTCCAAGTGTATCGCGAGGGTACTAAAAAATTATATTGAAAATGGAGAAAAGGTGTGTGGCGAAAAGGTATGCACCGAGTGTAACGAGGAGGGACTTATTTATCAAGACGGATGTGCGTTGTGCCCATCCTGTGGACATTCCAAGTGTGGATAACAAACAATAGGAGAAGTAATGAGTGATCAAAAGCAAGAATACGTTGTAAATTATATTAAGGCACTTAAGGCGGTTGAAGATGAGATGGAACCCTTCAAAGAACACAAGCGAGATCTAAAGTCAAACTATATCGAGAATCAGTGGCTAACAAGAGAAGAAATCAGTTTAGCAGTGAAAGCATATCGATTAATGAAAACAGAAGTTGACTTTGATGAATTAATGGACTATTATGACAAACTGAAAGGGATTTAAACACTATTTATAGTAAAAGAGATAGTGGAGAAACAAAATGGCTGATAACTTAAAAAATACCTTATCGAGTAAATTGAGGCTAACAAGGAAGAGTAATAATTTGGGCGACGACCCTACGAGAAAAAAGAATATGCAAAATTTCTTGGTTCTCTATGACAAATATCAAAAACTCTTGCGCCCCCACAAAGATAAGATTTCTGATTTGACAAAGTTTTATAAACAAAATGATTTGCTTTCTGCCGAAGAGATTAGGGTTGCCAAAAAGGCATATACATTGATGAAATCAGATGTTCCAATTGATGAACTGGCAGATACGCTTGAAATGTTATTTAGCGATGAAGATACTTTTGAAGACGGAGATGAAATTGAAGCTGATACCAAAAAATAGAAATCTTCTTGTTAGGGTGCAAGAAAAGGTAGAGGAGGAAACTACTATCCTCCTTCCTGAAGACTATAAAAAAACAGACCCATACGCAGTTGTAGAAATTTTGGACGTCGCAGAAAATTGCAACTCCTTTACTACTGACGATATAGGAAAACTAGTTATTATTCCAACTCACACCATTGTAAGTATTGAGGTCGATGGAGAAACCCACTCCCTAGCTCTTGAAAATCTAGCACTGGGAGTCGTCGGTGGAGAATAAAACTATTTTCCTCTATGACGATAACATCGGCAGAGTTCAGTACGTTGACCATATGGGAAGTGACCTTACTGTGGTTAACAGTGCTCGTGTATCCTTTGGCGTAGAAAAGAAAAAACTCAACCAGAGCGATAAAAAGCTTATCAACTATCTCATCAAGCACAGGCATACTTCAACGCTTGAGCACTGCTCGATTTCATATAAATTTGTTGTTCCTCTCTTTATCCGATCTCAACATCACCGCCATCGCACTTGGTCCTACAATGAGATCAGCAGGCGATACACCGACGTTAATATTGAATTCTACGAACCAAAGGCGTTCCGAACGCAACACGAGTCAAACCGACAAGCAAGCAACTTCGAGGGACAAATCAATCCAGTCCTTTCTTGTGGAAGCGATTGTGACGATATGGTCAGCTTGCACCACCAGATGTCCCTCGACCTCTACAACAAAATGATGGAAGCCGGTGTTTGCCGAGAGCAAGCCCGAGGAGTTCTTCCGCAGAATATGTACACTTCTTATTGGGGCACTACAAATCTAAATAATCTTTTTAAGTTTGTTGATTTGCGAACTCACGACGGAGCCCAATGGGAGATCCAGAGGGTTGCAGAAGCGTGCCTCGAAATCGCCAAGGAACTCTTTCCCGTAACGATCCAGTCCTATGAAAATCACAAAAGATAAAATTGTTCTTGGATCAAGCATTGATGCTCTATCCTTTGCCTACAAGAATAATCTTCCATTCGTAGCGACTCGGTTCATTCCTCCACACAAGTTTCAACCCGAGAAGCAGGAGCTTTGGAGGAAGCTCCTCTTCTCACTCTCCCTCTCCAACCAGAACCTACTCACAGACAAGATCCAGACCCTCACCGTCGAAGACGACCACCTTCGCATCATCACCAAGGGTAAGGCCAAAGTCCTGCTTTACTTTAATTTTTTATACGTGTTTGACGACCACGAAGTGGTCGGCCTCGGAGCACCTACAGGCGTGACCCAAGACCTATACGAAGTCCTCGACTGGTGCAATATCACAAGCGGAATGAAGCAGAAGCTAGACCGAATCGACGACCCAGACAACAACTTCATCCAACACCTTCTGCTGTATCCCTCGGACAGAATTCACGGCAACCACCCAGACAGAAAAGATGTTGTTGGCTTTTCTTATTTGACAAAGGCCCAGTTATTCGATATAATGTATTCTGAGACATATGCTAGGCTCAAGATTCTCTCGATGATGAAAGAGCAGGGCTGTCGAGGCAAGAAAAACGGCCCCTTCTTCTATGCGCTCAAGATAGAGCTAAATAAGAGGGACATTTACAATTTGGGTAGGAATACATACGAGGACACCGAAAATATTAAATTCATCCTCGAAGCCCAGGAAATAGACTTAAATGCACCATTTGAAACTTACTCTAGCACAATACTGAATACGTTTTGCAAATAGATCAACCACCGGCAAATCTCAAAGCATTCCACCTCGCAGGGATCATCCCAGTCGCAGGACAGAAGCTGGACTACAACTTCCCCTGGCACGACTCCTTAATGCCCCTTGCACCAAACTACCTCGCCATCGAGCACGCAGTTTTGGAATGCGCCAATGCCGGATGTGAAACAATTTGGATCGTCTGCCACAACGATATGCAACCCCTCATTCGCCATCGTCTTGGCGATTGGGTCCAAGATGCAGCAGTTTTCGAGCGAGGCAGTAGAGAGTGGAGGACACAACAGAACCAGCGAGAGATCCCTCTCTTCTACGTCCCCATTCATCCAAAGGACCGAGGCAGAAGAGATTGCCTTGGGTGGTCTGTCCTCTATGGAACCATCACCGCATACCACATCAATCGCAAACTATCCAAGTGGGTGATCCCCGACAAGTATTTCATCTCATTCCCATATGGGATCACACCCCTCGACATCATTCGCAAGAACAGAAATCTTATTTCAGCAAAGAAGAATTTCTGCTTGACTTATCGAGGACAAAATGTTAAAAATAATAAATACTTGTCCTTCACATACGACGGACCAGACTTTCAGAGATGTAGAAGAAATTTGAGACAGCAACAGACACACGAGCGAGATGAGAACCACAAGCGACTACCCCTCCACGAAAGATGGGATGCTCGATGGTTCCCACTCGATCAAGTCTTTGAACCAGTAGACTTTGAGGAAGCGAACACTTTGGAAACTCCCTGGTTCTACGAGATAAACAACTGGGAAGGATACTGCGACTTCCTTTCCTCGGAGGAGCGAAAAGAGTTCGAGAAACCAGAGTATATGAAATACCGAGAATGGAATCCAGTAGGAGAGGATAATGAGTAAAAACGATCCATCCGCAGAAATCAAACTAAACCTATTTGAACACATCTGGACAGGCATTATTTACGGTCACGGCGGCGACGGCACTGCCAAAATCCACTTGCAGAAAACCGATGCCAAACAAATGGCAGAAGATTTCTTTGAGTGGATCAAAAAAGAAAAAGGTGCTACGAGTTTTTCGTTAGACAGTGATAGAGCAATGAAGTATAATGTTTGGCGTAATCAAGAAGGATTTGTTTTCACGAATGAAAAATATGAACCGCACGAATTTGACGATTTGGTCGTCATAACTTATTGAGGAAGCGAACACTTTGGAAACTCCCTGGTATTACGGAATAGACAACTGGGAGGGATACTGCGAGTTCCTTTCCTCGGAGGAACGAAAAGAGTTCGAGAAACCAGAGTATATGAAATACCGGGAATGGAACCCGATTGGGGAAGATAATGAAGCCTAAGTCCGATATGACAACCGTCGATTTTATGAAGAGGACATATATGAAGAACAGGACGCTTGAAAATGTCGAGGACAAAGTAAGGCTCAAGCCAGGGATGCTGATAAAGGTCGATTCAAGTTCTACACCGTTTTGGTGCGAGGCAGAAGGCTACACCTGCTTCATTAAGGTTAGTGCCCCTATCTGTATGGTACTTTCAACACACAAGAGAAGTTCCTATGTTTTGGGCAGTGGCAGCAGGATCATTGAATTCGTATGCCCGTGGGATCATAAAATTCTATCTATTGCAGCCGGATACGTTGATGAACAAGGCAACCCAAAGTGGTGCGAAATTGTGGAGTAAGAAATGAAACCTAAACGAACATTCACTTTTAAATCGAGAACAAAAAAAATTAAAACTGAACACAAGGAGAAAAATGAAATGATCTTATATGAAAATATTTATGATGAAATTGGTTATCACGCAAAGGAGAATGCCGAGCTACCAGACTTCTATAAAAATCTTTCAATCGACCAGAAGTATTTCATTGACTCTTTGATCGAGAACTGTTATAATCAGCCTGTTGAAATGAAGTATCAGACTTCACTTATTACCCCTTCCACAGGCGGAACAGATGAGAAAAACCCCCAAGATTAAATTTGTAGGACTTCACGCACACTCGGTGGCGGGATCTCCATTTGATGGACTAGGATACCCGGAGGAGCATTTTGAGTTCGCTTACGAGAATGGGATGGATGCAATGGCGATTACCGAACACGGTAACGCCAATTCTTTGCCACATAGCATCATCGCCGCCAAAAAAATGAATGCCGAAGGAAAGGACTTTAAGCCCATCTTCGGGGTCGAGGCATACTTCCATCCCTCCATCAAAGATTGGACCGAGGCACGAAACAAGATTGCCGAGGACAAAAAAAATAAAAAACTAATCAAGAATGATGAAAGCGGTACAATCGTTGAAGACGAGAACCGCCAAAGGAAGTCAATCTTGAACCGCAGAAACCACCTCCTCCTCCTCGCACAAAATCAAACTGGCTTAAATAATATCTTCGCACTCGTTTCCAAGTCATTCTCCGGGGAAAATTTCTATCGTTTCCCTCGCGTCGATTACGAAATGCTTGAAGAGCATAACGAAGGAGTTATCGCCACTTCTGCTTGTCTTGGTGGAATCTATGCTGGTGACTTTTGGAGAAACAAGGACGAGGGCGAAGAAGCAATCCTCGCAGCAATGCGAGATACGACAGACAACTTCCTCAATATCTTTGGCGACCGCTGGTATGGCGAACTCCAATGGAACAACATCCCGGAACAACATCAAGTAAACCAGTATGTCATTAAGATTTGTAAAGAATTCAACATTTCTTTGATCTCTACAGCCGATAGTCACTATCCTCGACCAGAGCTTTGGAAAGATCGAATTTTGTACAGAAAGTTGGGGCACCTTTCTAAGCGAAAAGATTTTGATTCCTATTTACCTAAGAGTGTTGAAGAAGTTGGATATGAACTCTATCCCAAGAACGGCGACGAGATGTGGGAGAGTTACCAGAAGTATTCTAAAGGTTGTAATGTATCATATGACGACGACTTAATTCTCAAATCTATCGAAAGAACACACGAGGTGGCTCATGGAAGGATTGAAAGATTTTATCCTGATACTACTGTTCGTCTTCCTGATTTTGTTGTACCAAGAGGCAAAGACGCAACAGAGGCACTTGTCGAACAAAGCATCGAGGGTCTTAGACAAAATGCGCTTGATGATAATCAAGATTACATTGACAGGCTAAAGCAGGAACTTACAGTAATTAACAATAGGGGTTTTGCCAAATATTTCCTTACAATGAAGGCTGTGGCAGATAAGGCTTCCTCTACTCAACTCGTCGGTGCAGGCAGGGGCAGCGCAGCGGGCTCTCTTGTATCTTATGTTCTTGGTATCACGCAGGTTGATCCAATTAAATATGATTTGCTTTTCTCTCGCTTCCTTCGGGAAGACGCAGTTGATTATCCCGATATAGATTATGATGTGAGTTCGCCAATGGAACTCAAGGAGCAGCTTGCCGAAGATTGGGGTAGAAATGTTGTTGTTCCGATCTCCAACTGGAACACACTTCAACTTCGTTCTCTCATTAAAGATATCTCAAAGTTTTATGAGGTTCCATTCAAGGAGGTCAACGCCGTAACTGGTCGAATGATGTTCGAGGCAACCCCCAAAGCAAAGAAGGATCACGGGATTACAGCAGGAGTATATACTCCTACCTTTGAGGAGGTAATGAAGTATTCGGATTCACTCCGAAAATTCCTCAAGAAATATCCAGACATCAAGACTCACGTTCTTAATCTGTATGGGCAAATCAGAAGTCTTTCCCGCCACGCCGGTGGGGTTGTCATCGCTGATAATCTCAATCAACATATGCCACTGATCTCTTCTAAGGGAGTGACGCAAACTCCCTGGTCGGAGGGGCAGAATGTCAGGCACCTTGAGCCACTTGGCTTTATTAAGTTTGATATACTTGGCCTTGCTTCTTTGAGAATGATGGAGACTTGCATCAGTCACATCCTGAAGAGACACCACGACAACAGAGAGCCAACCTTTGAGGATATAAAAGAGTTCTACGATAAGCACATCCACCCAGATGTGATCAACTTTGATGACGAGGAAATTTATAAAAATATTTTTCACAAGGGAAAATGGGCCGGGATCTTCCAGTTCACAGAGGGAGGAGCACAACGTTTTTGCAAGCAGGCAAAGCCAAACTCCATTATTGATATTGCCGCCATCACTTCCATCTATCGGCCCGGCCCTCTTTCTGCTGGCGTTGATAAAAAATATGTTGAGGCAATCGGAGCACCCCAATATATCAATTACGACCACGAGATCATCCAGGAGATCACAGAGGAAACTTACGGATTTATGATCTTCCAGGAACAGATTGCGTTGCTTGCTCACAGGCTCGGAAAGGACATCTCTCTCGATGAGGGCAACACTCTCCGCAAGCTCCTTACCAAGAAAGGAACGGGCGAAGTCGCAAAGAAAAAAGAGAAGATCCGCTTGAAGTTTGTTGATGGTTGTGTAGAGAAGGGACTAGCCAAGAATAAGGCAGAGAAGCTTTGGAACAATATTGAATACTTCTCAGGATACGGCTTTAACAAGTCACACGCAATTTCCTATTCAATTCTATCATACCAGTGTGCTTGGTTGTTCCACAAGTACCCTGTAGAGTGGATGGCGTCTTTTCTCGATAAAGAGCCAGAAACAAGAAAAGAGAAAGCAATTACAATCGCAAAGAACTTTGGATTCGATATTAAGCCTCTCGATATTAATACTTCTGGAATGCAGTGGGATATCTTAGACAGTAATACGCTGGTCCAGCCCCTAACCTCTATTAAAGGTCTTGGAGAGGCAGCAATCCAGCAAATACTACGGGCACGACCGTTCTCGAATGTTGAGGACTTCATTTTCAACGAGAATATTGTATACTCCAAGCTAAACAAGAAAGCGTTGGATGTTTTGTGCAGATCCCAGGCACTAAATTGTCTCATAGATGAGAGATTCAATGGCCTGAAGCACTTTTGGTCAGCAGTCGCAGTTGATAGGGCAAAGACTAAGAAGAAATTTCAAGAGAATATTAAACTGTTTTATCCCGAGGGAGATTTCTTGGAGGAGGAAAAGATTGAATATCTTGTGGACCTCACAGGGTTATTCCCCATTCAAAAGGTTGTAAACGAGAAGATGCTAAGTGATCTACAGGATAGGTATGTTCTCCCCATCTCAGAATATGATAAGGAATTGCAGCTTGTCTGGTTTATTCCTCGACAATTGATTGCAAAAAAGACTCGCAATGATAAAGACTTTTATATTATGAATGTCATTGACTCAAATAGTCAACTTACGGCCATCAAGTGTTGGGGGGTATCCTTGACACGAGACGTTGTTCATATTAATCGACCATATATGGCGAGGGTAAAATATGATGAACAGTGGGGCTTCTCGATTAATAACATTAGAAAAAATATGATTTTGCTGGGGTAAAAATGAGAAAGTCTTTTCGGGAACATCTAGTGCAAGAAGTAAAATTAATTGCAGAGCAGGGAACTTGTCCAAGATTGCAAGTTGGCGGTGTTTTGTTTAATGAGGATACAAAGAGAATTTTGTTAAAATCTTACAACGGCTCACCATCTGGATGTCCACATTGCGATGAGGTGGGCTGTTTGATGGTTGAGAATCACTGTATGAGGGCGGAACATGCTGAGAGAAATTTGTTGTATACTGCTTCGGCTGAAGGGATATCTACGAAAAAACTTTCCGTTGTTGTTAGCCACTTTCCTTGTCACCATTGTTATCGCGGTCTGGTCCAGGCAGGAATCAAAAACATCTATTACATACAACTATATGGATCAAACACAGAAGAATACAGACAATACAGACAAGACTGTAAAATAAAAGTGAAACATATTTCAGAATTAGAGAGATAAGTATTTGACATTATTGTAGAATGTTTCTATAATATAAAATTACAACCCAAGTGGAGGAAAGATGATTTTAGAGTTTGCAAAAGTAAGAGAGGGTATTGTGACACCAGTCAGAGCCAACCCATCGGACGCCGGCCTTGATGTATTTTTCAATCCTGAGAACGGCGCAGCGATTTCCATTGAGCCGGCTAATGGGAAAACTTTGTTACAGACAGGTATCCGCTTGGGCACTCCCCACGGCTATATGGTCCAGGTAATGAACCGATCTTCGGTTGCTTCAAAGCGGCAACTCGTTGTGGGAGCCCATTGTATCGATTCTGGGTATGATGGTGAGATTTTCATCGATATTCACAATATTGGAAGCACAATCCAGACGATTAACCCTGGCGACAAGATTGCCCAATTGGTTATGGTGCCCGTCGTCCACTTCAGGTTGAGGGAAGCATCAGGGCTTTATGATGAGTCAATTACAATCTCTAATCGAGGTGACGGAGCATTGGGGAGCACTGATGGCTAAGAAAGAAATGGTGGACCACCCAGACCACTATAACAAGGGCATCGAAACAATTGATTATATTGAAAGTTGGGATATGGATTTTTCCACCGGGAACGTAATAAAATATGTTACAAGGGCAAAGCATAAGGAAAAATCTATTGAGGATCTTAAGAAGGCGAAATGGTATTTAGAAAGATTAATAGACAGCGCGGAGAACAAAAATGGAGTTTAGAGAAACGTTGACTTACGATGATGTTTTGCTTGTACCCAGATATAGCGAAATCGTTAGTCGAACTGATATTGATTTAACATCTCTTCTTGGTAATATTCCAAGGCCAACACCAATTCTGGCATCCCCAATGGATACAGTTTCAGAGTCGGAAATGGCAGTAGCCCTTCAGAAGGAGGGTGGCACCGCCATTATCCATCGCTACTGTTCAATTGAAGAACAAGTCCGGATGGTCTATCAAGCGGGAACTACAGTGGGCGCAGCCGTTGGAGTAACAGGAGATTTTTTTAATCGCGCTAGAGACTTGGCTTCCGCTGGCACTTCCTTTTTGTGTGTGGATGTGGCACACGGACATCACATCCTTATGAAAGAAGCTTTGATGAGACTGAAGGGTTGGTTTGGCGATTCTATGCACATTATGGCTGGCAATGTTGCAACCCTTGAGGGATATAACGATTTGGCCGATTGGGGAGCAGATAGCGTTCGTTGCAATATTGGAGGCGGGAGCATTTGCTCAACTCGCATCCAGACAGGACACGGTGTTCCTGGCCTTGAAACAATTTTTCAATGCGCTAGATCAGATAAGGACATTCCAATTATTGCCGATGGAGGTATCCGCTCATCAGGAGATGCTGTTAAGGCACTTGCAGCCGGTGCTGATTTTGTAATGCTTGGTTCTATGTTTGCCGGAACTGAGGAATCACCAGGAAGCAAAATTGAAAAGAATGGCAGATTTTGGAAAGAGTATCGAGGGATGGCAAGTAAAGACGCCCAGATGGATTGGCGAGGCACCTCTTCGTCACCAGAGGGTATTTCTTCTGTTGTTCCCTTCAAGGGGCCAATCTCCGAGGTTATGAATGATCTCAAGGGGGGTATTAGGTCTGGCCTTTCATATTCTGGTGCCTCTTCCATTCCAGAGTTTCAGGCAAAAGCGAAATTCATTCGCCAAACAGCCGCTGGTGCAGTGGAAAGTAATACTCATATTTTGTTGAGGTCAAAATGACCACCACACGGAAAGGTAAACTCAAGAAGATAGTTTTTACCGCTACGGAGAAATCCCACGCTGACCTCAAGATTAGGCTTCACTACGATGGATTAACACAGGTGAGCTTTTATCGAATGATGATGGAGGGGTATATTAAGGAAGACGAAAGAATTTTAGAATATGTCCAGAACTGGAAGGAACAAAACGAAATTCAAAGTAAAAGACAGAGAGGTGATATAGAAAAGGAATACAAAAGCCAAAAAGAAGTGAAAGAGAAGTTTGCCCTTAGTGAAACTGAGGTTGAAAGTATTTTTGATATGTTGGAAAAGGAGCAGCCAGATTTATGAGCAATGAGATAAAAAAATGTGCATCTTTGTGTTTAAAGAGGGGCGTGTCTTGTCCCAATACGGATTGTCGATTGTGGATCGATTTTGAAGAGGATAATAATTGTACCCTTGTTGTTGTTAAGAAGCACGGAGCCCTAACTTATCGTGAAATTGCTGAGAGGGTTGGTCGAACACCTCCACGAATTAAGCAAATAGTTGATGAAGTTTTGTTGAAGATGAGGAAAAACATTTTAAAGAAATAATTATAAAATAATGTCCCAACAAATATTCAATTGCCAAGGGCAATTTGTTTATTTAAATACTATTTATATGGTAGCGAGTTCACATTTTAATTAATATAGGAGAATTTTACAATGAGTGGAAAAAAGAATCTTTTAAATGAAGCCGCCGTCCGTCGTTTCATGAAGCTAGCCAATATGGAAGCTCTTGGTAATGATTTTATCTCAAATACCGTCAGCGAATCAAGTTGCGGCGAAGAGCGACAAGAGGAGATGATGGATTATGCCCGAGAAGATGAAGCACCAGAAGGTATGGACCTTGAAGATGCCGCCGAGATCGAAGATGTTGTTGACGTCGAAGAGATGCCAGAAGATGATATGGAAGCACCTGCCGGCGACTTGGAAGGTAAAGTAGAAGAGCTTGTCTCAGCAATTGCAGATGCAATTGAGGCCACTACTGGCGTCGCAGTCGATGTCGAGGGCGAAGAAGAAATGCCAGCAGAAGAGCCAGAGATGGATATGGATATGGAAGACGAAGTAGAAGTCGAGCCAGAAATGCCAGAGATGGAAGGCCCAGAGGAAGAGTTGGAAGAAACACAAACTCTTGATCAAGAGGCAATTGTTCAAGAAGTGATGAAGCGGGTCGCCGCCAGATTGTTGAAAAATAGGAGCAAGTAAAGGTGTTAAAGAATTATCGCGCTGGGTTACATAATGTTGGTTCTTATCAAGTATCTGGCTTGCCCTGGGTAACGGGATCAACCATCGCCGCAGGGGCAGAACATCAGGTTGCTTTTCCGTCGATCACATCGGCGGTTACAATAGTTAACAGTGGGGCATCTGCCTTGCGAGTTCACTTTGTGCCCGCCGCAGCCGGTAATGTCATTGGAGGGCACCACTACATTACAATCCCCTCTACGGGAAGTATTAGTAATGTAGAAAAACATACCTGCAATGTAAAGTGTAAAGAGATTTACCTTTCAAGTGTCGCTGGAACGGACTATGAAGTGTTTGCCGAACTCACAACAATCGCCCCAGACGAAATGTACATTTTGACTGGATCTGGTATGACTGAATAATAAAAATGTTTAAACTCGCTAAAAGAGGTAATCGAAAGATTACCTCTTTTTTTTATTGCCTGGTATAGTATTTTGTGTTATTATACCTTAGTAACTTTAGATAGGAGATAAAAATGACACAAGATTTGATCATTGGTTTTTGCCTTGGATATCTTTTTAGAACAATTATTTATCACTTTGTTTTCCGTGGTAAGGGTATCCTTACAATACAGGAAGCGGAGCAGACTTCTCTTTATATGCTGGAAGAGGCCAGCATTATGTACAAGCATGCAAAGAAGTGGACTTCTATTGTTTCAGAAAGCCTTGAGGAGGTCTTAAAAGATGTTCGGTATAGGCTCCTCACCCAGTTTCCCGCCGAGGAAGTTGATGAGATTATGGAAGAGTGGGATATGTCATTCGTGGAACACAATGCCGAAGTTTGGTCAAAAACCCAGGAAGCTCGTGATGCCTGGAGGAAGATTGGATTAAAGGCAATTGAAAGAAGGATGAAGCTCTATGGTTATCCTCCTGGCTGGACTGATTGGGAAACTGCAATGGAATTTATCCACAAAGGGGAAGAAAAATGAAACTAAAGGCAGATTTCACAAACCCATTCTTCAGAGCAGTTATGTACGATATTATGAACGAATATCAAGAAAAAGAAGATAATGTAGTTTATATGGGGAAACTATTTAAAATACACGGAATTGTAAAGTGGACCTTTAATGAGACAAAGGGAAAAATGCCTCACCAAAAACAGCTTGAATATATTTTTAATCTAGTTGATGATGTTGTGAAAGATAAAAAGGATATTTTTTTTGATGAGGACGGTACAATTAAAATTTTAGAATATAACAATACGAGGATGGATGAATATGAATAAAAATGTTAAAACAATGACAATTATTGGAGATCTTGAGGAAGAGTATGCTAAAGAGGTTATGGAGACTCTTTATGCGATCAAGTTGACAAGTGATGAAGAAGAGGAGGAAGAAAAGGGGCCAATCCAAATTTTAATTTCCACTTATGGCGGCTCTATACTTGAACTTTTTTCAATCTATGATATAATAAGAGAAATTAAGAGTGAAGATTATGAGATTCACACTCACGGTCTTGGCAAAGTAATGTCCGCTGGTGTCCTACTACTGGCATCAGGGACAAGAGGAAAAAGAAGGATCGGGAAAAATTGTAGAGTCATGATGCACTCCGTTATCGCAGGATGCGAAGGAACATATGTGTCTCTCCAAAATGAGATGGATGAAATCAAATATCTTCAAGAGCAGTATAAAAGGTGCCTTGTCGAGGAGACAAATATCTCAATGCGAAGCTTGAATAAGTATTTTAAAGCGGGAAAAAACATTTACCTTAGTGCTGAAGAAGCCGTCGAACTAGGCATCGCAGATGAAATTGTATGAGGAATAAGTTATGTCAGTAGATAAAATTTTTTATAACCAAATGTCCTCAAAACAGCTTGGGTGGGCTCCTAACTGGTTTGGAGCAGAATATTTTGATGAAGATTTGATCAAGCAGATTAAGAAGTGGCAACGTAACCGTAAGCTAAAGATGGATGGGTTGGTCGGACCAATGACCTTCCGCCGCATCTGGACTGAACGAGAAGCATCAATTGATGACCTCCTGCCAGAAAAAATTCCAGCCTGTTACAGTTCACACATTGTCTGCAACTCTCACCTGGTCCCAATCGAGTGGGACAAGGTTGTCTTGTGGTCGGAAGAGGGTGGACTCACTTGTGACCCTGGCACCTACTATGACTTTGCAGGGAAGCCACAAAGAGATGTTAAGATGTTTGTCAACCATTGGGACGTGTGCCTCTCTTCTAAGTCTTGCGAGAGGATTATGAAGAAGAAGGGAACATCAGTCCACTTCTGCATCGACAACGATGGCACGATCTATCAGCTTCTCGATACGCAACACGCCGCCTGGCAGGCAGGAACCCGAGTCACAAATCTTGCATCTGTGGGTGTAGAAATTTCCAACGCCTATTATAAAAAGTATAATAAGACTTACGTTAAGCGAGGCTTCGGAGAACGTCCGGTTTGGGTCGGAGAGGTTCACGGTGGTAAATTAGGTGAGTTCCTGGGATTTTATGACGTCCAACTCGAAGCCCTAAAGGCTCTATGGAAGGCTATGGGCGAAGCGTATTCTATCCCCCTAACTACCCCAATTAATGACGATGGGAGTCTTATGACGGAGGTCCATAAGCCAGCATCCAGGGGAAAATATCGAGGCATCGTAAATCATTACAACTTAACAAAAAGAAAGATTGACTGTGCCGGTATGGATATGTTACAATTACTAAGTGAAATAGAAAACAAATAAGAGGTGATAATGAAAGTCTATGAATCAAAACAAGAACTAAATCAAAAAATCCTATCAGGGGTGGAGAAACTGTCAGAGGCAGTCTCTACTACCCTTGGCCCCAAGGGCCGCAACGTAATCCTCCACCAGAAGGATGGAAATCCAATCATCACTAAGGATGGTGTGACTGTCGCGAAGTTCGTAACTCTTGAAGATCCCTTCGAGAACGCAGCCGCACAAATCATCAAGCAGGCTTCAACAGAAACTAATCAGGCAGCAGGGGATGGAACAACAACAGCTACTGTTCTTGCTCACGCGATTCTTTCTTCTGCTCAAAAGCATATTCTTGCTGGTGCATCACCCGTGTCTCTAAAGCGAGGCATCGACCGGGCAGTTGAGCAGATTGTCGAGAATCTAGGCGAAGTTGCTCGCCCTGTCTATACCAAACAGGAGATTGCAAACGTTGCTTCTATTTCGGCAAACAACGATACAACCATCGGCAACCTAATTGCCACTGCCATCGATGAGGTTGGCAAAGACGGAGCAATTACAATCGAGGAAGCCAACTCAGTCCAGACAAGCCTAGAGGTTGTGGAGGGCTTCCAGATTGATTCAGGCTACCTCTCGCCAATGTTCATCACCGATCAGCGTCGAGTGACTATGAAGCACACGAACGCTCTCATTCTCGTTACAGATGAGGCAATTGAGAAGGTCGAGGACATCCTACCAGTATTGGAGCTTGTTGCAAGAGATGGCCGACCCCTAGCTATCGTCGCAGAAAATGTTGAGGGCCAAGCCCTCGCAGCACTTGTGATGAATGCCGCCAGGGGAACAATGAAGGTCGCCGCAATCAAAGCACCACAGTATGGTGAGGAGCGAAGAAATATTTTAAAAGACCTCGCGCTTGCCACTGGCGCAACGTTTGTCTCAAGAGAGTCCAATAAGACACTTGCAGGTGTAACTCTTGTTGATCTCGGAACAGCAAAGACTGTGGAATCCCAGAAGAATTGGACAACCTTTGTTGGAGGATCGGGAGACTACGATAAAATCGAATCCCGCATCGAATCCCTTAAAGAAGAAATGACCCAAACTGACAACCTCCAGGAGTGTGAGCGCATCCAGGAGCGAATTACAAAGCTCGCATCTGGCGTCGCCATCATTCGTGTTGGAGGCTTAACTGAAGTCGAGATGATTGAGCGAAAGCATCGCATCGAAGATGCACTCGAAGCAGTCAACGCAGCGCAAGAGGAAGGCATTGTGGGTGGGGGCGGCACATCTCTTGTTCGAGCCTCTTCCGACGTCACCCTGGACGGCAACAATCAGGACGAGATTTCGGGAATGGAGATTGTTCTAGAGGCAGTCAAACAGCCAATTCGACAGATGGCAGTCAATGCCGGCAACTCTCCTGACATCATCCTCGCTGGGGTGCTGGCTCGGGCCGATGGACTTGGGTTTGATTTTGCTTCCGGTCAATATGTGAATATGATTGAGGAGGGAATTATTGATCCGGTCAAGGTTTCAAGAACAGCTTTGCAAAATGCAGCAAGTGCAGCTTCTACCCTTTTAACTACCAATTATGCCATTATTGAGACATAAGTACTATTTAATTGTGGAAAAGGGGGATTTATGAAGTGGAATGCAAAGAGCATATGGCAGCGAACGTGGAAATAAACAAGCTAGAACAAGAGCAAAAGGAATTGCAAGAAGAAGTAACTGCACTTAAGGACACCATCTATGATCCCGATAATGGAGTTTATTCGAGGATAAAGACACTAGAAGCCGCAATCATAAGAGACGGTCATTTGAGAATGGCCACAGCAGAACAGACTGTCAACACAATTAAGAAAATTCAGTGGATGGTCATTGGTTCTGTTGTGGCAACTTTGACCGGCGTCTTGGTCAAGTTTGTTATAATGTAGTGGAGTAAAGATGAACGTAAGAATAGGTTATACAGTAGAATTGGCAGAGGTTCCTGGAGAATCTAAGCGAATCTTAAAGAATGTCGCGTACAACCTTCAAGAGGATATTTCAAATAAACTTCTCACGCAGGACTTCAACCCACTGGAGGTTGTTGACAAAATTGAGGAGTTTAGAAAAAAGCTTATTAAGTATGATCAACAGCTACAGGATTGTTCAGATATTCTTGGAGGCTATATAAGTGCTTGCAGTGAAACTGCCGTCGAACTATCTAGCGAAAGTATCTCAGAAGAGATTAAAAAATCTATGGAAGAGATGACTAGAATACAAAATGAGATAGGCAAACAGGAAGAAGGTGAATAGGGGGGATTTAGTTTGGTGCCCCGCCCAGACCCTTTTAATTCCAAGCAACTGTAAGATTTTTTTTGAGGCAAACCCATTAAAGCTAATATTACAGAGCGCAATGAAGGAATCTTTTTACACAAGAAAGCCAAAAATTGTTTATGTACTTGATCGCGAAGTTAAAAATATTGTTAAAATTGTACATTCAGGAAGAACCTGGTATGTTGAGGAAAAAAACTTATATCCATTATAACGGAGGATAAAATATGTTAGTAAGTCTGGTAGAAATTTATGAAGATCGTAAACTTTCAAACGAGGTGAGAACCCTCGGTCGAGCCCAGAAGAGGCAGTATTTACTCAGAGAGATCTCAATTAATCCTGCACACTTGATTAGTGCGAGAGAGGATTCGTTGTTAAAGTCGGGATCACCGCCCCAACATTCATTTCCGGAAGGTCTTGATTCTCGACAAAAGTTCACCAAACTTTGCCTCCAGAGGGGCAATTATGGTTGGGATGTGATCGTTGTGGGAGATCTAAATCAAGTTCAGGAAAAATTAAATATCAACACAAAGAAGATACTTTTGAATGGTTAATAAAACAAAGACACTTGACGTTTTTGGGATTTTTGAGACAATGCGCGTTGAACTTGCGAGCAAAATCAAAATATCACAACTTGTCATTCATCATTATGTCACAATTTCAGACCAATCAAATTGGGATTACAATTTGCTCCCGGAATTGTGCAGCCTATACGCTAGGTATATTCAGCTAGATGCTTTCTTGGAACAAGTACTTGATAAGATGGTCGAAGTTGGAGATATTGAGGGAAGGGCTCTGACAAAGGCAGATATATCTTTTTTGTCAACATTTCCCAAAACTATAAAGATGTTAGAATCATTTCTAACTGACTACAACATTTCTATCAGCTACAGTTGAGGCCCAAAATGAACAAAAGCTCTCATAAATTCGCTAAAGGTAGGTGGGTAAAAATTCCATTGAACTATCCTTCGAAAAAAGAAATCTTGAAAGTCTTTTCTGAATCAAAATATAATGTATATAAAAAAATGTGCGCTGGCAAAATTGCAAAGATAGTGGAATATAATGCCGGCACAAAAATGGTAAAAGTTGCCCCAGCAACCGCGATGGATATTTGGCTAAGAGTTGATTGGCTTGTCCCGATAGATGATGATGAGGTTGAGAGACTGAGAGAGCAGGACGAACGTATTAAAGAAGTAAACAAACAACTAGAGTCTGTGAGCGAAAAGCGAGATCGCGCAATGAGAGAGGTGTTTAGGACAGACGCCGCTAGAAAGCGTGATAAAAAGCAAGAAGAGGCAAAGAGAAGAGAAAAAGAAGAGGCCAAGAAAAAGCTTTATACGAGATTTACACCTCCACATCTTGACCCCCTGGAAGATGATTGGTATAATGATTAATATGTTCTTTTGCTTTTTTTAACTACTTATTGATAGCACCAAGGAAAGAGTTTAAATGTCTGATCAAAACCCAATAGCAAAAGAAATTGATGCTGTTACATCCGATCTTAACCCTGGGGACGTTCTAATAGAACCACCAGAGAAAAACAACTCAACAGAGCCGGAACATTTGCGGCCAAAGCCCCCCGGTAATCGAGCCCCGGCAGGAATTAGAACATTTACTATTTATCGAACATCAGATGAAACAGGTGTGTCTGGCGATGGCATCATTATAGAGGGGGTTGTACTTGCTACGGGACAAGCAATCATTCATTGGTTGACACCATTCCCCCGTGGTAGTATTGCAGTTTTTGATTCGTTGGATGATTTTACAAAAATCCACATCAATCCACACCCAGAAAATAGGACCATCATCACTTTTGAAGATGGAGAGCAGATTAAATTTGGAGAAGAATAAATGATTCATATAGTAAGCCAGCCCTTTTCCCCACCCTCAACAGACTTGTTTGAGATCATTAAAGATAAGTTTTTTAACACCGTGAAGAGTGAAATGGCTTCCTATATGCCCGAATTGGTAGTGAGCAATGTTTACTCCCGAACTTACGGGAATATGAAACGAACACCTGTGATGATTAAAATCGAGGTCCATATTCCTGGTGATTGCGTCGAAGCCGTCGAGGATAACATAGAGGAGGTGATTGATACCGTCCTCGACGATGCTTACGCAATCGAAGCGGAGAAGCACCAAGAAGAGATCCAGAACCAGATTGTTGGCATCTCAAGACAAGAAGAGGTCAATGAGATCGTAGAGATGTCCAGAGAACACTTTATTGAGAAAGTTATTGATGAGGTTGCTTCAGAGAAACAAAGGCACTGGCCCCGCGCCCAGGCAGGGGAGAGCAGGAAGACCTTCAGGGGCGAACTTTCTCTTTCCGCCGCCGAAGCAGAGGAAATGTGTTCTGCTGAAATCGAAGAGGCCGAGGAACTAGAAGAACTTGATTACCAGGAAGATGTAGTTGGAAAGCCAGTTAAAAGTGGTGAATATAAGATGAAAAAATGGCTCATCGGACAGGGCGGCGCAAAGAATACTCCACCATATGTCAAGAAACCGAACTATGAAAGATCAAAGCAAGCTCCTGCTGGCTTTTCTGCACTAGAGGAAAATGATAAGTGATAAGAAGACTGGCAAAAATATTTGCTTTTCTTCTTGTAGTAATAATATTTATCTTTTCCTGTGCTGATCTTCCTGGTGGCAATGATTTTAGAGAAATTCCCCCACTCGAAGAAAGCGATATAACCTGTAAAGATCTCAGCAGAGAGATAACTCTCTTTTTCCGCAAAGATGAAAATACACTTTCTGGTACTCGCAACTTTCACTTTTCTGTTGGCAAAGATTACGATTTCTGGGCCTTACGCAACGGGCAAATCTTTATTAGGGATATACACTTAGCTTTCGATAAATCTTTTGTAGCTGAATACTTACTTATAGAGGACTTACAAGGTAATCCAATTGTTTCTATTTCTGGAGTGAGAAATGGAGAGGCAAGTATTATTGAGTGGGACGGAAAGAAGGATCTTGTTCCATCTATTTCAGCGTCTTTTTTGGACGGTATTCACAAGAATAAGCGGTATAAAGTATTAAAACTTAAATACAGGTACGATGAAGAAGAAATATTTGGAAAGGAAACTTCTCTTAAAATAAATTTAACGGCCCAGGCTTGCGGCGACTTTACAAATTCACCCTCAGTTTTGTGGGATAAGCTCGTTATGGTGTTCTGGAGTCCGGGGAGAATAAAAAATGAAAAGTAAACACATAAAGATAATGTTCGCAGGAATACTTCTGGCTTTGGCCGTATTTTTCTCTTGTGCAGAAGGTAGAGAAGAGGCAGAGCATAAGGATGTTCTTTCGGAGGAAGAAATTAAAGAAGAAATCGTTTTGGACATCTACAACACACTCCACAGAAGTGACGTTGTTATCGACAGCCTGGAAGAAATCACAGACCCCGATGAACAAGAGCAAATAGAGCAGATTGGGGAAAATATTAAATGTATTGATGTTGAAAGGACTATTAATATAAATTTTGATACCATTGATATTTCTATTTTGAGAAATTGGTACGGATCACATTCTGGAACCGAAACATTAAATTTTGCCATCGGCCCAGATTTTGATGAGTGGCTATCGAGAACCGCACGAATTTATATTAAAGATTTGAGGTTGACAATCAAGAACCCTGTTAACGCTTCGTATGTATATTTAAACAGAATGAATGGTGCTCACTTAATTTGGTTTTTTGGAATATCTGGAACAGAAGCGAGAGAGATTGGCTGGGATGGAGAAACAGATATTGTTCCGCATATCAAAGAGTCAGAGTTTAACGAGCCTGATGTTGGCAAATTTTGGAAGGGTATAAATGTTCGCTATAACGCCTATGGGAAATTGCCAGAAGAAGATGTTGAGATCGAGGCAACAGTGACGATATTTGCTTGCGGAGATTTTACTAACTTGCGTCACGTATTTTATTGGGATATTTAAAATGAAGAATCTGTTAGAAACCTGGGATCAATATATTAATGAGATTGAGATAGATAAGTCTCGATTTCAAATCAATGACTCCTTGAACCCCAAATTTTGGGAAAATAAAAAACTTGACTCTTTGATTAGGAGACACTTGTTGGCAATAGCAGAGGACTTCTATAAGTATCTTGGGGTCGATTACAAGATTGAAGATATAATCTTGACTGGTAGCAATGCAAATTATAATTGGAATCAACTTTCCGACCTAGATGTTCATATTATTATTAATTATGCCAAGACTGGCGAGAATCAAGATTTTCTTGGTGAATTGTTTACAGCAAAGCGATCAGATTGGAACCGAGTTCACAACATTCTTCTGAGAAACCACGAGGTGGAGATGTACGTCCAGGACGAGGACGAGCCCCATATTGCCACAGGTGTTTATTCTATTCTTAATGATGAGTGGAATGTTGAGCCCCAAAGGCGAGCCCAACCAGAGATTGATTACGCTACCGTAGAAAAGAAGGCGTCGAGTATTGAAAAGGAAATAGACCAAATTTCAAAATTATACGAAGAGGGCAACTATGAGGATGTCTTGGACTGTGCCGAGGTAATAAAGGAAAAAATCAGAAAGATGAGGCGGTCAGGACTCTATACTGCTGGCGAGTTCTCGGCAGAAAATATTGCATTCAAGGTCTTAAGAAACAGTGGCAACTTGGCTAGGTTGTCAGATTTAAAAAACAAAGCATATGATGCTTCATTGTCGGTGGAGAATAGCAATGTTCCGAAAATTAAAATCAATATTTCAGAAGTTTGGAAGCGGTATCGAAAGAAGAACGACCTTTGGTGGGGATTCTGATTTCGCAAGCATCGTTGTTGTTGTAGACAGGGATGATAAATTTCTGGTCGTTAAGAGAGGTTCCACCGCTGAGTGGCAACCCGGCAAGTGGAGCTTGATAGGCGGCTTTGTTCATCATATGGAATTTATGGGCACTGGCGCGATTCGAGAGGTTTATGAAGAGACTACCCTCCACCTTCCAAATTTGAAATTTTGCTTCCGAGAGGGGAAGATCTTTTTTTATCTTTCTAGGCTTCCCAAGTCCCATAAAAAGTATAATATCAAGCTAGATTTTGAAAACGATGATTATGTTTGGGCTTCCTTGTCTGATCTTGATCATCTTGATACCACACCCAACTGTAAAAATAATATTCTAAAATGTCTGCTTTCATAAATTTTCCCCCCTATATATTAAAGGGGTGGAATTCTGATGATGCTTTACAGTAAATCAACTTGTTCAATATGTACTGGCTCAAAAAAGAGTTGGTATGGGTATGGATGCCCCTATTGTGATGATAGTGGAAAAACCTTCCTAGAGGCAACTCATAAAAAGATAGAAAAGTATGTTCTGGAAGAACTTCCAGAAGATATTCAGCACCGTATTTATGAGCAGCTTAGGGATAGGTTTAAAGTATCATAGAGGGCAAAGGGGTGATGAAAATTGGAGAAAGGGTCTGCAAAGTCTCAAGATGGATACCAGTAGAAAATTTTGAGGTATTTGAGCACTTTTCTGGTCCTGGTGTTATTATAGGGACATCCGGTGGCAAATATGTTGTTGAGTGGGGAAGGTTCGAGCTTAAAGGAGAAACATTTTTATCTATCGAAACCAGTATGTCTATTATGCCAGCCGCAAACATTGCTCATTTAGAATCCAACGGAATTGTTTTAAAATAGGAGGGCTTGTTTTGTGTGCGACGAAATAGAGGTTGGGGATTGGGTTCGACTGAAGAGGGACACAAATCTTGAAATTGGGCTTGGGTATATTATGAGAAAAGAGCTTCCTTTCGGAGCTAACTCTCCGTCCATCTTTAGTGATCACCCGGATGATATTATGGTTGACATAGAAGAGTTTGCCGATTACAATGATTTTCTTGAGGAGCCCATCTATTTGGTTTTCTGGAACAAGAGGGACTTCTCTATTAAGCTGTGGATGATTGGCGCAGAAATAGTATTAGTTTCAAGGGGCATCAAGAATTAGATTTATGCTTATCCCTAAGCCACGCAGCAAAATGTTCTGAATCAATTCCAAGCTGCATTCTTATGTTTGCCCGCAGTTCTGAACTATTTTCATCTTTTTGCGCCGCATCGCTCCATATCCAAGAGATTGTGTTTTTCATTTTTTTCATTTTTTCGTTTGCATTTTGAATATTTTCTTCAATTAGGGCTTCAATATCTTCTGGGAGTTCTGGAATATCTAAGTCTAGCTTATTAGCAATAGAGATCAACCTAACCCAATCAATTTCATCATATGCTTTTTGTGCCTCTCTAAACATCTCGTGAAGGTCTTCGTCCTTACAGATATCTGGGTGGGTCTTTTTTGCAATACTTCTGTAGATTGTTTGTAGGGTTTTTGGCTTCTTTTCTGACGATGAAGTTTCTAAAATTTCATCACTATCTGGCTGGTTCTCCTCTTCATCCTGATCCCGCTGCTGGGCAGCTTCTTGTGCTTTTTTGGCTTCCGCCCTTTGGACATCAACCCACGCCAGGTAGGAGAGTTCACTTTGAAAATCATTGGTAAATTTTTGTTTGTAAGATTCTGCTGTTTCTTCTGTATCTTGGAGTTCAAGTGTGGTATACTCTATCTTTAGGAAGAGCTTCTTTGATTTTCTTCTCTTGATCTTCTTCATAAAATAAATAGTTGACATCGAATAACGCATATGGTATTATTGTTAAGAAATGTACAAAAAAGGAAATAAAAACATTTTATTTTTACTACTTATGGTGCTTTAAAGGAGAATAAAGGTGATGTTAAGAATCGTTATGTGTTTTGCGTGTCTAGGTTATTTTAGCTCTTGCAGGTTGATTCCGTTGGAGTTTAGTGAGGGCAACTTGACAGAGAAGCAGGTCGCCGTAAAGAAAATCTTGAAAAGAGCAGAACAAGATCAGACAGTAACAAATGATCTGTATCAAAATGGGTTATTTGCTCCCCAACTCTACTCGCAGGAGTATCTTATTAGAGCACCCCACATTGAATAAGACAAATTTATTAGTTTATCCACTTCGACAACCAGTTACGTAAGAGGTAGAGATGGTTAATATTCGCGCTGATGTTATCGTAGATTGCCAGTATGGTGATTGTGGTAAGGGAAAGGTGGCTCATCACCTATGCAAGGATCAATCTTACAATCGAGTTCTAAGATATAATGGTGGCTGCAACGCAGGTCACACCATTTATCACAACGGGCAGAAGTTTATTACCCACCATATTCCTGCCGGCGTCTTCTTTGGAATCAAATCTATTATTGGTTCCGGCTGCGTAGTCAATCCGGAACAATTCTTTAGGGAGTTGGCCGAGCTTCGAAACGCAGGATTACCAGTCGATGACAAGCTGTTTATTGCAGGCAACTGCCACGTCATCACCCCAGAACATTTAGTTGAGGACGGCAGAGATACCGCCATTGGAACAACTAAGCGAGGAAATGGCCCGGCATATAGAGACAAGTATGCCCGCAGCGGTATCCAAGCCGGTTCTCTTGCCATTTTTAAGTCATTTATTGTAGACCTCTACGATGATTTCTTTAACTCGGAGGAGGAAATAAATATTCTTTGCGAAGGTGCTCAAGGTTTTGGCCTGGATATTGACTGGGGAGATTATCCCTATGTTACCTCTAGCCATTGCACTGTCGGAGGCGCAATTCTCAATGGAATTCCGCCACGTAGCATTAGAAAAGTGTGGGGCGTTGCCAAAGTATACGAGACATATGTGGGAGCCAAGCAGTACCAGCCCGAGGATGATGAGGTTTTTGACCGTATTGGTGACGAAGGCGGTGAGTTTGGGGCTACTACTGGTAGAAGACGTCAGGTGAATTGGATGGATGTCAATCTTCTGTTAAAGGCAGTCAACCTAAACGGGGTAACAGACCTTGTAATCAACAAAGTAGACATCTTGCGAAACGTCGGTCGCTGGGCTCTCATTAACGGAGAAAAAATAGAATTTAACTCCGAGTCGGAATTTAAAACATACGTCGAAAAGGTGTTGCCGTCAGGCATAAAAGTTTATTGGTCAGACAATCCGGAGAAGATTTAAATGAGAAGTCGAAATGAATATGAAGAGAAGTTCATCCACTTTTGTGAAGCTAACAACTTGCGACTTAAAAAGAGTGGAGATGGGTATCCAATTGCAATTAGCACAGGAAAGAGAAAGGCAGATCACTTCTATGAGGGATTTGATAATGTTCTTGGCATCTGGGTTGAAAGAGATTCAAAAAGGAAATTTACTCATTTGCATAAAAAGTTGATTAATTTGGGATGCCAACCACTAATTACGTGTGATACTGAAGGCACTTACTCTGTGCCCTACGAAGAGGCAATGCCCGTGGCAAAGTTTTTACGACTTGTGAAGGGCCGACGACGAGGAAAATACGGGGAGGAGAAGCAAAGTGAATTCACAAAACAAGTCTAGATTATTCTTAACAGACAGTGAATTGAAAAATATTCTTGTTGATTATTTTGAAAATTGCGGAGAGGATAGAAATGCCAACCTATTAAAAAACAATTGGCAAGATTATTCTCTATCCTTTAATAGCTCCAATGGTCTGTGGTTCATCCACAATAGGAAGAATCTTATCTACCACCCATCAGCGGAGGGGGATGACAATGAGTTTGAAGACGCAATCCCAGCAGATTATCCGGTTGATTAAAAAGACCCTTGCCGAAGGTTATAGTTCGCACTACTTTTTGCGAACATCTTCTTTTTCTCTTGACATTCCCGAGAGAGTTTGCTATTATCATATTAGAAACTGGGAACGAAAGGAGGAATAGTGATGCCCAAGAGAGCAATTATCATTTTTTTTATTATCACCTTATCTGGTTGTGTTGTGGTGCCTGACGCACCGCATCCACCGCCCGTCAAGGTAGAGCAAAGATTTGCCTGCTATTATGATTGTGGCTGGGAAGAGGTATGTTGTTATCCGGAGTATTATCGAGATGACGTCGAAGGAGTTTGTTACCCAATGCTTTCGAGAGAAGTGGATGCCTACTGTTATTAAGGAGAGATAATGTCAGAGGAGAGAAGGTTAAGAAAAACAGCGTGTAGTAAGTTTTCACTAGACCAGGAAGAAGTTAATCACGCTCTTATTCGCTTCATTTGGGCACACCGCCAGGATGTGTTTCCGCAAGTTGGCGACGTTGATGTCCTGGACGCGCTGCGAAACTACAAAGTTGTGGCAAAGAGGGTACAACGTGACAAGACTGTTTCCATTCACCTTTACAAATATATAGACAAAAAGCCAATTGAGAAAGTCAAAAGAAAGAGGAGAAAGAAATGAGATTTTCAGCGTACTACTCGCTCGACACAATTGAAGATGTTGTTTATAGTTGTCTCGATAAGATGGAGAAGGATGGGGTTCTTGATTCCAAAACCAATGTGGATCTTTGGCAGTGGGATTTCCAAACATATCAAGTATTTCTTGAGGCCGATCTATCCTTTACTCTCGCAGATGCAATGATAGTGGAGGAATATATTCATAAGAACCTTCACAAGAGAATCCTTGTGAGTCTTGTGAGAACCGGCGACAGACAAGAAGCAGAGAAAAACACTAATTGATTTAAGGAGAGTATCTTGGAAGTGTTCATTTACATATCTATAGTTTTGTTTGTGTCTGGCTTAGTGGCAGCACTCTTTATACATCTTTCGGAGCCACCTTACCCAGGCAAGTTCGTTGACCACGTTATTGATCACAGGGTAGAGCAAATGGACCAGAGGCTCAATCATCTTGAAAAACGCATTGACTTCCTTTCCTCTTTGTGATATTATCATTATCTAATCTAGGAAAGGAGTGAAAAGTGCCCAACAACAAAGACCTGAAACAGAGGATCGAATCCCTACTCAAACGACTCGAAGAGCAAAGGGAGATTGTAAAACTCCAGTGGATGAAAAATGTTATAACAAAGGATATAGATTTTGTTATCAGCCTACACCAGAGCCTCAAGAGATATTCTAGGTGGACTTCGAGACAGGAAGAGTGTTTCGGCAGCATTGAGGTTAAATATCGAGAAGAGAGGTTTAGGGAAGAGTGCAGGTGGTATGAAAATTTCTCTACAGAATTTAAAGAAAAAATGTTAATTGCTGCCCAATATTATTTAAGGAAGGGAGAATATTTTTATTCCCTCTCCAGCAAGATTATTGCCGACAGATCTTTCATTCCCTCAGAGAAGCAATATAGGGCTCTTGTGGAAAACAAATATGCTGTTAAGGTTCTAGAAGAGCACTACAAAGAGCCAACATACAA